GTTATCACTCGACCAATCCACCAGCGCCTCATAAAACGACGCTTTCATCTCCCAGATGTCCGCCGCCGCACGGTTCACATCGTACACCCGCGCATCCAGATAATACGTCTCCGCATCCTGATCCGCACCAAACGTGATGATCGCCGCCTCATAATTGACCGAATACAGCGCTGTACCAATCGCTGACCCCGCGTTATCACGCAACGCCCAGCCCGAATCCGTGTCGTTTTCCTCAAAATTTCGCAACGGAGACAGTGGATATTCCAGATACTGATAATCACCGTCCACATACTCCGGCTGAGACACAATATCATGCCGCTTGACCGTCGTCCGGTACTTGTCCAGCTCATACTGAATCTGGTCATCGGTGAAGTAGGTCGTCCCCGCCACCGTATGATCTGCAGTCCCCGCGTTCGTCAACCGCCGCACCACCCCGATCAGATTCGCCATGCCTGCTCTTGCCATTACAGCCTCCCTACAAATTCTGGATGACGCTCGCGCCACTTATCTAATAACCCATTATCCTGATTAGCGTGGAGCCATGCCGTTGCCCGACCTTCCGCCAGCGTATAATGCACCACCAGCGCACCCCGCACCGCCTGCCCCGTGTATCCCGCTTTAATAATTTGCAGGATCAAATCAAAATCCTCAGCATGTGCCGTCTTACCATCATGGAGCGTCCGGTACTTAATATTGTGCTTATCCATCAATGACCGTCGCCAGATGCACCCGGTACCCGCCGGAAAATGGCGCGTGTAATCAATCCGCCGATACGGTTTCGCCTTCACACGGTCCGTTCGCTTACCGTGATATTGCAAATCACCATACACGAACCCCACAGAATCCGGTGCATCATCACCCGTCGCGACCAGCTTCCGCAGACTATCCGGCTCCAGCCAATCATCATCACCAATAAACAGTACCCAACGCCCCCGCGCATTTTCCAACGCCTCATTCATCGCCGGTACTTGCCCCAAATTCTCTTTGTTCAAACCCAGACCAAGTGAATTATGATGTGAGAACATACGCGGGTCGATGGACTCAAGCACCTTAGCCGTATCATCAGTCGATCCATCATCCACCACAATACACTCTACGCGCACCCCACTCTGTGCAACCACACTCTGCACCGCCCGCTCAATCGTCGCTTCCCCGTTCAACGTCGGGATAATCACACTCACGTCAGGTGCACTAGAAACTTGCTTATCAATCGCTTCATCCGTAGACTGCGGGAAGTCCGCAATCACGCGCTGGCTGAATAGCGTATCCGGCACCATCTCGCGCACACGCTCAATCAACGCCTCATCATGTGGCAATTGTGCATTCGTATGCAGTTCACCGCGTATCATATCGACCCGTTCCAACGGAGCAGAACGCAACACACCCCACTCCGCGCCCTCAATGTCGAGCTTGAGCAACTTCACACGGTCAATCTTGTGCATCTCCATCACATACGCCAGCGTATTCACATCGACCTCAATGCCCTGATGCCCATAAATATGCACCCCACCAGCGTTATCTCGCACGTTACCGCCCAGGTACGAAGTCCCGCGCTCACCCGCTATAGCACCCAGACCAGCTATAACGTTCTTCAGCCCATTAGCCTCAATGTTGTGGCACAGATGGTCATATGTCTCAGGGTGGGGTTCAATCGCGATGATCTTCGCTTCAGGGAACTTCTTCGCCAGATACAGCGACACAACACCCACGTTTGCGCCAGCGTCAATCACCACATCACCATCATCCAGCACGACCTGATCCAGCGCATACTCACTGATCGCCTCAACCGCCGCGTCTCTGGCTGTGCCCCCGGTATGATTTTCGCGTATTTTCAGCGCCACATCACCCACGGTCACATCACGCCATACAAAATCACCATCGCCTATCGGCACCATCTTCGCCAATGCAGGGAGCATATACTGTTCGAACACCCGCTTATAATCATAGATCAGCGCCTGCTCACGCGCCTGCTCACGAAACTCTGTATTATCACGGTGCAGGTGCATAATCTTCAACTTGTCGATAGCATCATCCGTGTCCGCCAATGCCCAGAACCCGCTTGTCCGCGCACCCCACGCATACCACCGTTGCGAGCGCACCCGTTGACCACTCAGGCATAATTCAGCCATCGCGCTACCATCCGTCACGATCACCGGACACCCTGCCGCCTGTGCCTCCACAATCGGAATACCAAACCCCTCGCCCATGCTGAGCAAGAAGAACACATCCCCTGCATTGTAGATTTTATTTAAAAACGTGGGTTCGATCAGGTTCATCGTGTATTCATAGGTACGCGGGAAGATCACCGCATCCGTAATGCCGAACGACTCAGCCATCTCATGCAGATTTTCGCCACTATAGCCTCGCGACTCGGTGTGGATATACCACACGCTCTCAGGGTGCGACGCGTGGAATTGTGCAAACGCCGCCATCATCCCGCGAAAGTTCTTCCGCGATGGTTGACCCTTATTCGCCGCCACCGTGACGATTAAAAATTTATCGCCAATCGTCGCACCGGTGAACCGTTCCAGTTCCGTCCGCGCAAATGCCCGGTCAATCGGCTTAAACGTCTCGGTGTCCACCCCATGCGGTACATAATCCACATTATCAAACCCGGCATCCCGCAATGCCTGCTCACCAAATTTAGACATCGCCCAGATCCGCGTCGCGTGCTCCAACGAGTCCGCATTTTCTTGGCTGACCGGCGCACAATCAATCGGTGCCCATGCCGCCCAATTCAGCTGACCCCACGCCATCGGATTGAGCACAAACGGATCGATCAAACTCACCACCACATCCGCTTTTGTATACCCAACATGACCCGGCACAATATCGTTACCGTACTGATCCCGAAATCGAGGCAACTCCAGAATATCCGTATGACCATCCCGCGCCGGTGCGCCCTCGCGTCCGTAAAACGCAGAAATCGACACATCATAATCCTCATGTGCCTTAATCAACGGTGTAAACAAACTGGTCTGATTACCATACCCCGTCGGAGCATGTAACCCGTTCGAGTGCCACAGGATTTTCGTCATAGGGTGGACTACCTCACTGGTTATACAAAGTCCCCCACTCACGCGAGCAGGGGATGATTTATTTGGGGATACTAGCTTACGCCAGCCTGACGCACTTCGTATGCCGCCACACTAGCCGTCACGTCGTCAAAATCGACATTGATCGTGCCGTCCTCCTGTGTGAACCGTGCCGTCTCAATCATGTAGTACGCCTCAGCAGTACCATCGATGTCCAACGCCAGATCACCCTCACCTGCGGTCAGGCTCGGCGGGTTAGCGCCTGCCTTGAATGTGACCGTACCAGCGTCGCCGGTATTGTTCACATACAGCACGAAATCACCGGTTACCGCACCGGCGGCGATATAGTTACCGTCGCTGGTTTCGGCGGTGCCCGCGCTGGCGACCACTGTGCCACTATTGCGTACCAGTTGTGTTACTGGGATTAATGCTCTTGCCATGAGTACACCTCACTCGTTATTTTTTTGATACAAGCCCCGCCTCAAACTGACAACGGGGTTGAGAAGTGAATTTCTATACCGTCTCGCTCTGCGCCCTAGCTCGGACGATTAGCGATCAACACTGCCAGATTCGCCGGACGAATTACCTTACCACCATACACATGCAGACCCTTGACGGCATCAGCAAAGCGCAATTCAGGACGAAGCGCCTCAACGCTCACGATCTGTTCGGCATAGCTGACTGCCATCGGATGTCCAGCAAGCACACGGACACCGGTATTAGCTGATGTCTCAGGTGCTTTGTTGGATTTGTACACGGTGAACCCTGCCGCCGCGCCTACCATACCATTGGCGAGCGTGTTTCGGTTCTGGTCGGTGCCGTAGTTGGTAAAGCGGTCATCTTTGACCAGCAAACCGTGGAACCACGGCGGGACGATCACCCAGCGACCATCTTCCGGTGTGTCGTTTTCATCCAGCTCAACGCTCAGATCAACCAGATACTCATAGGCATTGCCTGCGGTACCGAGGTCGGTCTTTGGTGTGCCAACTGTACCGATTTTGTTGCTACCGGCTACTGCGGCGGCACTCATCAGCCCGGACATAAACACATCAGCCGCATCACGCAGACCATATGCCGCACGGCGCATCGCTTCTTGCATGACCGGCACATTGTTCTGCACCGCGTCCACATCGTCCACAGCAAAATTGAAGTATTTCGCCTGGTCGATGATAAGTTCCTGTTGAGCAGATTGAAGCTCTTCGGGACTGTTGATGTCGGTGTTTTTGACGTAATCGCTAATGGTGACATCACCCACGCTGTTGATCTTCACACGATCACCTTCTCCGCTGATCTCGCCTTCGTAGTCACGATTGACCACGCCAGGAGCGGCATAACGATGAGCGGTATCCAATGCGATCAAAATTTCACCAGACCATACTGCCGGTGTAAAATTGCTTAAAGACATGACTTACCTCACTTTTTCTGACTTGCGAGGAATTTACGCACCTCCTCGGCACGTTTCACATATTCCTGCGGAGTCATCTTCTTAATCGCGTCCATTGTCAACGTCGATCCTGAGCTATCCGGGTTACCAGCGCTCGCGCTACCCCGCACCCCACTCCGGGGCATCAGCTCACGCAACTCTGCCACCTGCGCCGTGATGTCCTCATCAGTATCACCGGTGAGGAACTTCGCCGCGCCTACTGGCAAACCTGCCTCTGCGATGGCTTTCGCTCGCTGAGCCTCCAGCCGTGCTGTCTGTGCCGCGTTGCGCTCTGCCTCAAGCTCCGCCTTCAGCTTCTCAAACTCAGCCTTCACATCATCCTCGGTGGACTTACCCACCGTTTCAAGACGCTTCTCAAGCTGTTCGCGCTGTTCGGCTTCCTTGCTCAATAACCGTTCGAGCTTTTCCGCTTGCGCCTTATAATACGCACCCGGATCACGGATCTCTCCACTTGACTCTGGTTTGTTTGTATCCGTCGGTACCTCTTGCACCTGTGGAGTTTCGCCCTGACCCTCCGCCGGAGTAGTCCCTGGTTCGTTCTGCTCCGCTGGAGCGTTGATTTCTTCCGCCATCGCTGATGACTCCGTTTTTTTATCTAATTCTCACATCTACACCATAACGCAACCGCCCACCCACACGCGGAATCAAAAAAGCACCCGCGTTTGAGTGCTTACTGACTTCTGACCACTAGAACATTAGAGCATGTTCCTGTATCTATCCTCACAGTTAAAATAATTAATGGAATAGATTGACCATTTGGCATTGATTCAAAACGCTCTAAAATCTCAGCAGGTACTAAATTGCCGCCTTTATATTCTCCAACTATATATCCATCACCAGACACGACACCGCCCCTCGCGTTTGATATTTCGCTCATAATAATCTATCCCCCCATAATCTCCCGATAACTCCGCTCCCGCCTCATCTCCCCGAAAATATCGTTTTCATACGTCCCCACAATCGTCGCCGGGTCGAACCGCAACTCTCCCCGCTGGATCGCAGAATAGATCAGGTTATTGCCGATCACCTCACGCTGAGTGGTCACATCCTGCGCGTTAAACCAGTCCACTCCCGTCTGGATCGGCACCTCACCACCATCACGAAAACCCAGCTCGCGCCATGTCGGGGTAACCGGCACCGCCGCACACCGTCCGCGATGATGATCGTTTAATATCTCCGTCGTGGGGTGGACCGTACCGTGCATCGCCACACACGCCCGGCATGTCCGCGGAGAACCAATGTTCGCCGACCATATCCAGCGATCAACACCAGTCTCTTCATACACCTGTTGCAGACCACGCCTCGCGCTATACACCTGTGTCGTCTGGATCATATTATACGCATCATTGAGGGGACTTTGCCGGATGTTCAAATATTCTTCCGCCAATCGCGCAATCTCACGCGGGTTACGACCAGCCGCCACCCCGCTCACGATCAAATCCGACACCGCATCAGCATGGAACGCACCCAACCGCCCCACCGCATCACGGAACGCCGGACTATCCACATAATCAATCGCGCTCTGCACCGTCTGCACCAACGGCTGGTTAAACTGCACACTCATCCCGCCCGCGTTCAGCATGTCAACCCCACTCCGCACACCAATCCGCGCACCGCTCGCCTGCAAACTCGCCGCGTCATCCACAATCGATCCGCCCAGCAGGTTAATATCCCGCGCCAATCGATCACGAAAACTCTGCAACGCCTGCGCTTGCCTCATGTCATCATCCGAATATAGCGGATTAAGCGGATCACTCAGCCCACTCAGCGCGTTATCAATCCGGGGCAGAATAGCCTCATACGCACCCAACAACCGACGCGCCACCGGCTCATAATCCCGCGCCAATCGTTGCGCCCATCTCACGCGACCACGCTCAACCTCTCGCTGAATCTCTGCCAACCGTGCCACACGATCATCGTTAAACATCATCACCCCTGAGCATTGATAATAAAATTTCTATACCCCGTCACTAAACGCCTTCTCATACTCACCCAATGCGAATAAAAGCGCATGTGCAAACGTAGGGTAAATACGCCGATCATCGTTAACAAGCACATACCACTGCCCCATATGGGACTGTATGCGGATACCATGCTCAACCAACAGCACAGACAACACCGCCAGCGCATCACGACCGATGGAAGCCTGTTCCGACAGTTCAACCAACCCGCTCATCTGTACATTTCCCGTCATAGCCATCGCACCTTTCACTCAATAATCCCCCTCTCCGTTATCGGGGAGGGGCTAGGGGTGGGGTAAATTCTACCCGCTCACACCCACAGGCGCACCACGATCACGGATACCATCCATCATTGACTCTTCCATCAGATCCCGCGTAATCACATCGTAATCACGCCCGCGCAACCGTGAGGCTTCGCGCTTACTCATAATGCCCATGCCCATCTCACGCGCAATCAAATCGACCTCTGCAACCTCATCCGATGGCAACGCGCTACCCCACTCCACCATCACACGATTGTCCTCAGCCACGCCCTTACCCGCCAGCATCATCGCCACCCGGCTCACGCGATCAATCAGCGTGCCATAGCTTCGGCGTAATGTCTCATTTTTCGCCAGCATCGGCATAAACGCAGACCGTATACCCAGATTAGTCACCCCGCGGAACATGCTCAAATCGTTCGGCAATGTCACCACCCGCGCCTGACGATAGAACAAGCCTTCTAATTTCATCAGCATATTCATACTACTGGTGAGGTCGCTCATCATCTCAACCGTTTTCAGGTCTGCATCCGTATTCTCTACCGTAAACAAACCATCCACCGCTGTGGGTTGCAAACTGTCCGCCGTGAATCCTTTACCGAACATCGTCGGGAACGCGTGCCATCTCAAAATCGACTTCATGTCACTCGCCACCGCGTTCACCGCGTCGTTGAGGAATTTATGCGTCAATTCAGATTTACCATAATAAGAATTGGTCTGGGGAAGATGCACACTATCAATAATCGGCGGCAACGGATAATTCCACACCATCTCATCCGTCTGTTGCCAGCGGTCATCACTGCCGATAAAATCCCGGATGAGCCAGCGGTCACCATCCTTGAGTGTGACTTGCCGGTGTTCCTTCTGTTGACGCATAGAAACTCCGTTATCACTGCTCTCAGCATCCCAGCGCATCTCATACCCGAACAACCGTTTATAATTATCCTGCCGCCACCACGTCACAATATTCGCCGGATTAATCACAATCAATTGAGGATACTCATGCTCGGTATCATCCATATCCGGCAACAGCACACGCATATATACCTGCCCCGCCAGCGCACCATTTGTCGCCGCCTCTTGTAACAACGTCGCGCCACCATTCGCCGACCACATCTGACGCAACCACTGCTCATCATCAGACGTATCGCGTGACTCATCCAGCGCCAATGTAGGCATCTCCGGCAACAAAAACGCTACCGTCTGATCGACCACATCCGAACACAAATTAATGATGATATTGTCCTTCTCGTCTTTCAGCGGCTTAGGCATATCACCCCGGTAATATTGCCGGTTCGATTGGATCATCGAGCGGCGATCCTTGATCTGTTTCCCCGCGCTCTCAATGCCCTCTTTGCTTAAAATGTAATCTCTCGATGTTGCACCTGGCATTATCGCCTCCTCGTAAACGGATTCTCCGCCTTTTCCAGTACCGCCGTATTTTTGTCCACACTCATCACCGCATAACGCGCCGCATCCATACCATGATTATCAACATCCACCGGCACCTCTTTCTCCGGCTTACCATCCTTGCCGGGTGGATACTGATAGCTACTGATCTCCTCAACCGTGCTGGTTGGTTTTTTCTTATCGCTCATCCGGGTATCAACCTCAACCAGCGCATCATTGAAGAAGAATATCCGCGCCCGCCCATCACCCTGAATCGCGTAACGTTCCTGCGTTTTCTCAATCCCCGTCTTAATCGCCTTACTCGCCGGACGGGTCACAATGCCATTCTCGCGCATCGTCTCACGGTCTTCTGCATCATGGTCTGCCACCGTATACCGAATCAACCGCGCCTCACTCGCCTCAGACCGCCATACCGCCATCTTCGCGCTTTCGTCCAACTCATCCCACGCGCCACGGTCTACCCCCGATTCAATCCGCTTGATCTGGTCACAATGCGCCGCCACAGTTCGCTCACTCATGTATATCTCACGATACAAATACAGACGATCATCCTCATCCAGCGCCCACCATTGGCACACGAACGGATTACGATACCCGAAGTCAACCGACCTAAACCGCGTCCAATCCTCCGGCACATCAAACGGTTCGATCACATGCGTCTCATAGCGATAATCCTCATAAACCGCACCTTCCGCAGAAACCCACAGCCCATCTTTTAGACGCTTTTTGCGAACACCCGTCAACATACCCAGTGTCCCCTCAGCATAATCTGCCGGGTTATAGATATTATCTTTCGTCTCCGCCAGATGCCGGGTCGCCATACCGCCCTGGATCAAATCTTTATAAATCCAATGCTGATCGCTGTCAGGGTTGGTGGATAACATAATCTGCCACCAGTTACTCGCCGTCCCACGCATACGCGATAACAACTCATCAAAATCTGCGCGGGTCAACAGATTTGCCTCTTCAATCCACACGTAATCCAGACCACCCTGCAAACCAATCGAGCGGATCGCCTGCCGCTGGTTCTCGTCCTTCATGCCCCCATACGCCAGCATCGACCCATTCGCATACTCAAAACGCTTTTTCTGCCCGATTAATCTCACATTCGGGTCATCACCCAGCACGATATGGTCGAAAAACAACAGTGTCGAGTTCGTCATGCTCTCCCGCGTCTTACGCACCATCAACCCCATCGCGCCGGGATACTTACGCATCAACGCATCAATCTTATACGCCCACACATGGCTCTTACCCGTCCCCGCCGGACCATCCAGCAACACAATCGGAGACTTATCACGCCATGGTGCAACCTGCCAATCAAGCGGCGTAAATACCGACTCACTCGTCGCCGTCATCATCCCAATCATCCGGGCTAACAGTCGCGTATAATTGCATTTTCATACCACTACCCGCGCCAAACTCAGGGCTCATCTGCGTCAGCGTAAACTTTATCGCCCAGGGTTCCGGTTCTTCCTTGCTCAAATAATACGCCAGTCCCTGCCTCGCAATATGCACCAGCGAATCGCGCTCTACCTGCACCGTGTCCCACAAGTTGTAACGCTTAAGGTAGTTATACATAGTGGACGAAGACACACCCAACGCTTCCGCCGCAACTTTCACCACGCCGTCAGCCTCTTGCAATGCTTTTCGTGCTGATGTCTTTGTAATTCTTACCCTGTTCGCCATGACCCACTATCCAAAAATTCCAAATTAACGCCATTTCCGCGCCAGTTCATTATCACTATGCGAAATTACCTATTACACCTGCCTACACCATACCTCAACCGCACCCCGCGCACCGGAATCAAAAAAGCACCCATCACGGATGCTCTTGACATTTCGGCAAGGGACTAGGGGTGGGGTCTACGCCACCTTTACCTGTAACATCATCTCACGCAACGCTGTAATCTCTAAACTCAACGCCCGCGCCGCGTCCAACTTCTTCGCCAGCGTCTCCTCCAGCGCCAACCGTCCCCGATCATGGCACACATAACCATCATTATGCCCCAGGCGCAAAATCTCGCCACCACGCGCCAATCGTGCCATACGCCCCCGCACAGTCCGCACCGACATCACCACAGGCAAAAACTCGGTCACATGACGCGGATACACACGCTCAAACGCACCCGTGTGAGGATGAGTAATGCGCTCTATCGTTTTGATAATCAACTCATCCACCGCGTCCACCACGCAACCATTCTCCTAATCATCTTCCTCACCACTGATAACGAACTTTCTGTGCCCTGATAACCTTACGAATTTATCCCACTTATACCACAAACCACCCCATAGGATTCATTCGCTCCCACACCGCCATCTGATAAGCAGACCGCGCCTCCGGTACGTCCATCAAATTCGACTCAACCAGACGATCACCCCACTGGCGCAACGTCTCACCGTCTCGCCTCTGCCATGCAATCCACACCAGAGTCGGAACAATCGGCATGATCGCAGTATTAAATGCCTCTATCGTGGTTTCATACCACAGCACCAACGCCTCCTGAAATTCTTGCATTGGCACAACCATACTGTCAAAAAACTCAGCCAGAGCTTCGTTCATCATTTGTACATCGATCACTTGCTCATCAGTCATAATCAACCTTACGAATTTATCCCAATTATATCACAACTATTCACCAAGCCAGCACAGAGCGAGGGTGACACAACCCCCGCCCCGATCACATCAGAAAAACCATTTTTCTCGGCTTCACCACCAGTCTACCCAAACCGACACACAAGCTCAAAACGGAATATCATCCGTCCGTGCAACAATATCATCCTTCGTGAACTTCCCCGACTTCAGCGCATTCCGCAGGTCTTGCTCACGTTTATGCTTATACGCCTCCATCGCGTCGTTGTATTCTTTCTCACGTTGACGATACGCCCGCGCCTTAGCGTTATATGTCGAAATGTCATCCCTAAGCCGTCGCAACTCCAGAATTAATTCATCAATCGCGCGGACATCATCAAGACCAATGCGAATATGTTCCTGACCGCCAACCAGGCGTAATTCACCTTTCGCGCTCATCTCAGATTTGTAACCGGATGTTTTCAATCGAACATACACATCGGTGCCGTTTTCGACCTCAATCGTTCGCCGTGAAGCCTGCTGAGGCGGTTCAAATTCTTCTGGCTTATCTGGCTTATCATCCGCATGGCGTTCATCATAAATTTTCTCAAGCGCCTGCGCCTCATGCCAACCTAAACTATCGTACTTCATGCTGTTTTTTCCTCTCTCACTTCATCCATCGATAATCCACGCAACACACCCAGCGTCGCCTTCGCATCCGCCAGCGCATTGTGCGCGTTCTTAATCCGTACACCATAGTGATCCGCCGCAAAACTCAACGACTTCCACTTGTACGAACCGTAATATTCGCTGAAATCACCGTACTGCACCGCAAACGCTTGCATAGCACAATACACCTCACGATGACTCTGCGTATAAAACCAATTGCGATAACGACGTGTATGCACATACTCACGCGGGCAGATCATAGCCTCATACGCCTGCTTACACGCAAAATCCAATCGCGCCACGTCATAATCCTTGTTGTAGATCACCCAACGCCGACCACTCAGCGCCTCACGAATCTGCGAATACGCCTGCTCAAATGCCGGAGCATCGGCCACCATCTCATCCGTCACACCGTGAATTGCCGTAGCACCCGGCGGTATGGGCACCTGTGGATTAATCAGCATATCCAGCAACACCTCACCATCCTGATCCACCGCGCCAATGCTCACGATCCGGGCATCATCAGTCAATCCGGTTGTCTCGGTATCCCACACCACGAACCCGCCACTTTGACGCATCAACCACCGCGCCAACTTAGGACCCCACCCGGTGGGAATATCAGCAAAATATTTCGCCTTAACGCGCTTCATCACTCACCCACAATCACCCGGATCTCACGCAACACACTCTCGCGCACCACGCCCGTCCCAAACTCCGCCTCAGCCAGCACCGCTCGCGCCCGTGCCAACCTCAGCCGCGCCTCATCACGCTCCGTCGCCACGATCTGCGCCTCCCTCTGCGCCTGTAACCATTTTTCGGTGGATAATTCCGCCGCATATTCGTGTAACTTACATTGCTCGCACATCACACATCCTCCCGCTCATGCGCTGCAATCAACGCATTCAGCAGATGCCGACCAATGCGATTATGATATACTGCATCTTCAAAAGTGCCGTCACGCTGAGCTATCAGGTAATGTCCCGGATCAAGCACTGGCGCAAAAGCCTCATGATCTCTGACACTACGCTCATACTCATCCTGATACACCTGCAACTTACCCAAAGGTATCATCCCTAATATGGCGATAGCCTGTCGAAGAACCATCTGAATACCCTGACGTTCTTCATCGGTCAATTTAATTTCACTCACTTGCGACTCCATCTCATGTGATTCACATTGCTCGCACATCACGCACCTCACTCTCAAATCGAACTTGAACATCACGCCCCACGACATCACTCAACACCCGCCGCACATTCCGCCCCAGCCGATGCTCCAGCATGTCCCGCGCATAACTATCCCTCGCCCGCAACGTCCACACGTCACCAGCCCGACCGACAAATTCAACCCCGCGCACCCACGTATCGAAATTATGCACATCCAACTGCAATTCCAACTGTCCCAACGCCTTACGCCATTCTCCCGCCTCTCCGGTCAGAAGTTCCCCTCCCT